TAGAAACCAGAGTAATTATGCTCAGGCTCGCTACAACAGGGCCAAGGGTGGTTCAGACGCGGCTATGACTGCTCTGGACTACCCGCAGCGTAGGCTTAAGGAAGCTATATCAGGCGATCCTAATACGTTCGGTGTGCCTGAGTTTTCTTATCAGGGTCCTGTAGGCAAATCTGGTGAGCGTGTAGCGACTTACGATCAAGACGCTGTTGAGGCCGTTCTTGATGTTGTTGCTGACCCTCTTAATCTTGTGGGTGCAGGGGTAATGAAAAGCGGCCTGAATACCGCTAGAAAGATAGCAGGAGCCGACAGCTTACGTGGCAATCTTTTGTCTTCCGCTCCAAACTACATTGATAACTTTTATGGGCCGTCTGGTGCTGCAAGACCTAATGTGGTAGACGAATTATTAGCAGAGCGTGTAGGCCGTATTGATACTCCTCAGGACGCAGCTAATTTGCGAGAAAGGGCGACATCTGGCGCGGCTTGGGCAGGAGACGCCGTTAGAAGGGGCATAGAGCAAACTATAGATCCCAGCGCTCGTGCGTTGTACAGAGGGCAGGGAATCAATCGAACCACACAAGACGTAGCAACTCAGGCTTTAGAAAGCGGCAGCAGCAGAGACATAGCAAAAGCTGTGGCTCAGTCACAAGCCTCAGGGACTCTGATACCAGACCAAGCGGGTAGGGTTGGGCGCGTGTCTCCTGATACTAGAAACATTGAGAGACGTAGCTATTTAACCGACCCTGTTCCTGTGACGGAGGGTTCTTATTCTTCTCTGGTACGGGAGAACAAACTGCAAGGCAGATACGAGTCTGGGAGATCCGTGTCTGTGTCTGACAAAGACTTAGAGCTTATTGACGATCACATAAATACAGTTTGGAAAGACGCCCGTGGTGTTTCTGTTAAGGATTCACCCGGAGCTACAATAAGAATTAAAAACCCCGGCGCTGGCGATCAAGTAACCGGACAGCACCACTTTGACTTTTCTAGAAAGAGCGGAGTCGTTGCGTCAATTAAACCGTTGTTTAAAGAGGGAAACCTGACTGAAAAACAGTTGTGGGACAGGCTTAGCTCTAGATCAGAAAAAAACAGAGAGTTTAACAAAAACATTAAACGAGGTCAAACACCTAAGTGGGTCTTGTCACAAAAAAGCAATACGTTGGAAAAAGCACAGGAAAACGGCTTTTGGGTCACGGGATCTTTTGTAGGTAACGCTGTTACAGAAGGTGGCGTAAATTACTTTGCCAAAGTTATGCCTAACGGTAAAGTCATGGCAGTAATATCCGACGAACATAACTTTTTAGAAAAGATGCCAGTAGTCGGTGACGCTATCACAGGGGCTTTACCTAACAGGTCTATTTCTGTGACTCCCCCTATGCACTTTAATCTTAAAGGCACAGGAAAGAAAGTTAAATCCGAACAGCCTAAAGACAAAGTTGATGTTAAAGAGAGCTTGTTTAATATAGCTACAGCAGAGCCATCTAAAGATTTGCTTGCCGCAGAGCGTAGAGTAAACAGAGGCGCTGGAATAATCGGAACAGGTATGCTAACCGGAGGAAACCGTGAAGAAAGACGATAAGCACACAGTAGAGTACACATCTATCGACTACCACAGTATGTGCCAGAAGTCAAAGGCTCGTATTAAGAAAATGCAGGCTGAAGGAATACCTACGTCCCATGACCCGAAAGAGAAGCCAGAGGACGTAGGCAAGTCTGAAGGTTACACTATGATCTTTATGTCATAGTTCACAGTTGTTCCCTGTGCAGGCCAGTTGTTGTGATCCTTCAGTCATATCGCTGGCCTCTTCAATATCCCACGATATTTCTGTTGGGAAACCCTTCTTAAGATCCTTGAGGGTGGCCTTGTCCACAGGTTCATAAGGAGCCTGTTGGTACGTATGGTCTGAGTAAGGTAGGAAAGAAATTCCACTTACCTTGTCAAACTTGTTGTACAGCCACTGCCCCACCTCCAGAAACTCCTCATCACGGTAGTAGCAAGTCATTGATGGCTTATGCTCACACCAGTAGTCCTGATATATCTCCCAGAGATCCAGCTGCTCCATAGCACCCATGTCTGAGGCTGTCACAGCGCCCTCAGGAGCCGCTATAGGGAAGCTGAATACCCGTGTACTAGGGGACATTAGATCGTCCTCCACAGGCACACCAGCGGCCTCTAGGACGCTACAAAGTGGGTCACGAGCGTCTGCCCGGACTCTGCGAATATATTGACTGCTGTAGCGAGGGTGAATCCCACTAGCAGAATCGACCAACTGACTAACAGTACCGCTAGGCTTGACCGCAGTAATAGCGACAGAAGGGTTAATGCCCAGTTTCTTAGCCCACTGCTCGTTGGTAACGATAGCTTCATTACGCATCTCCGTAAGCCACTTCTTCAGCTTTGCCTTGTCCTCACGCCCAGACAGCAGAGGATGATCCATGATACCCGTCAGGGATACGCCTAACAGTGCTTCCTCTTCCGTGTTCGTCTTCCAGATGTTTCTCAGGTATCGGAAGTCTGTGAGTGTTGCCTGTAGAGTCCCAAGGATAGTAGCAACTCGTACTTTTCGTTTGAGGCTTGCAAGTGTATCGGACGGCCTGACAACAACTTCTGAAAGATTGCAGAATTGATAGGGTCTGAGGATGATCTCGCTGCATGGATTAGTTCCAAAATCGTAAGTAGCATCTCGTCGCTCATTTTTTGCAGCTTGCTTTTGGCTTGCCACTCTGCTAAAGACACCTCGCTCGCCAGATCTTGATTCATATAGACTAGTCCACTCGTTTAGGAAAGCCTCAAAGTCAGGCTTCTCTGTGTAACACGCTGAGTTATTCGCCAGACCACGCTGGGGTTCATCTACCCACCACTGACCGTGCTTACATCGTCGCAGTCTGTCATCTGTGAGGTTACTGAGGCTGATGAGGGCTGACCTTCGGACTCCTCCAACGACAACGATTTGAGCAATCTTGCAGCAAAGATCGTGGCACTCAATGGACGTAAGTTTTCGTCCAGCTGATCCCTGAAAGAGTTCAATTGTGAACTTGAAAAGATCGACGAGAGGTTCAGGACCACTTGCACGGCCTCCGAAAGTCTTGAGCGCGGCACCTGCAGGTCTAACTCTGCTAACGTCCCATTCGGGAATTTGACCTGAGTACAGCAGTGATACCAATTCCCTAAACGATTTCGCCCATCCGATCTTCGAATCTGCAACATTAATAACTGTGTCGGTTGCATGGAATGTCTCCGCTACATCTGGTAGTTTTGTGATGTACTGCCGCTCTACACTGAAGCCTACCCCTGTGCCACACAGAAGGACGTACATGAGTTCGTCAAAGGCCTTAGGGTGATCTATGGGTAGGTAGCTACAGTTAAACCCTGCTACGTTGTCACGATCAAGCGCCTCTCCTGCGGTCATCAGTGCCCTCATGCTGGGCATCACATCTAGCTTGTGTATTGCGTCGTATATTTCAGACACATCAAAGTCGTTCAGTGAGCCTCTGTCAGACCAGAAGTTGATATACCTGTTAACTGTCTCTTCCCAAGTCTCACGCCGCTTCTCTTCTGGTAGGTAACGTGCGTAACGACTCTTGTGAATGTACTGTTGGTAAGCGTCCATTAAGACTCCTTGAAGATTTGCTGAAGGTTAGCCATTGCGTCATCAAAAGTAGGGTGAATAGTTACGTGGCTGTCCTCGCCGTACCACTCAAGGATGTATCCGTTGTCACCCTTTCGGATTGTTACGTTGTCTATTTTCATATCGTTACTCCTAGCGTTTCGTTAAGTATTGCGTGTGCTGACATATGCAGTAGCATAAACACACCGTCAGGGTACTGTTCGTTAGAGGCTACTTCAAATACACCAGCGTCCTCGTACATCAAGACAATTGCCTTTACGTCCCTGCCTTCGTCTTCGTATTCCTTAGCCTTCAGCGCAAACGTAGCTAAAAAATCTTTTGTGGGTATACTGCCTTTGTCTTCTTTCTTTTTACCAAAGCCTCCATCTATGACTTTCATAAGGCAACCTCCTTGATGAGCCACTCTAGATAGACACGGGCCTTCCGTAGATCCTCTACCCCGTTCTTGTACTCGTATCTCCAAAGGTATTTCAGACAGTTCCCCTTGAGATACCCCTTGTACTCCTGCGGGTGCATGGACGCCTTGATAGCTTCGATGGCTTCGATAGCGCCTTTGTTGTAGTGGTCAGGCGCGCCTACAGGGTCGTGATTATCCTGAGGGTGGTACAGTTTACCCACGGCTGTCTTGCTAACCTTGTCCCACTCTTTAGGAGTAGCGTTATCAATGCTCATAGGTTTCTTCCTCTAAATCCTCTTGAAACTCGTCTAGTTTGCGTAACAACTTATCTTCAAATCTGTCTAGTATTTCTTCAGATGAAATCTGTAGTGCTTCCAGTAGATCGTCAGGGTCATAGGTTTGCAACAGACGCTCCTTAATTTCGTCTAGTGTCAGAGACATAATCAACTAACTCCTTAAGAGTATCTATATTATACCATAATATATCGTGTTTGTCACACCATTGAGCCATAGTATTTTTGGTACTTTTGCTCACTTTCTGGTTAGGCTTCATAAGTATGAAGATAAGTTCTTGATCGCTTCCAAGGCAGTTAGCGATTGAGCGATACTTCTGGGTGTCTCCTGCTCTGAAGTATCCTTTGCACTCAATGAGATACGTTCGTCCGTTGAGTTCGTACACAAAGTCTGGGGTGTATTTGCGTTCGATTCTGTACGGGACTTGGAACGGCTCATAGTCAAAACCAAATGGTTGTAATTGCGTTGCGACATCTCTCTCAAACTCCGATCTAAAGTTACCTAGTTTAGACTTCCGCGACCTTCGGCTCATTGACCACCTCTGTTAAATATCTGGGACCACTTGAGTACAGGAATGTTCGCACTCCGGGCCAGCAAGTATGCTTGTAAGGACAATACGAACAACCGACCGCGAGCTTTTGATTTCCACTTTTGCCATCTGGTACGACTTCGTGGCAATGCTCTGGTGCTTCCGGTTGCTCTACTAGCTTTTTTACACGTTCAATATGCTCCTCTATGTCGTAACCAATCTTCTCGTAGACAGGGGCCTGCGTGTCCTCGGAGTCGTACATCAAGTACGTTAGATGCCCATTCTGTTTGTCCATAGCTAACCAGCCAAACTTTGTTTCTCCTTCGGAATGTGCATACCCTTTAATTTGAGCAACGTATCCAAACGGATCATCAAAAGCGAGACTTCCATCCTTGAATTTTTTAAACCCAAAAGTGGAAGTGCTTTTAACATCAGTGACAACACCATCAATTTTACAGTCCATAGAGCCTGTGATACCTGCCACCTCACACTTCTTTTGTTCATCGGTCACCTCGTGTCCTGAGACTCTGGTTAAAAAAAGAAGCATCTCTTCGATCAGATGCCCGTACATAAACTTGACATACGTGTTAGGAGTCATATCCTCCTGTACGTCAGGGTTGTTCACCGCGTTCCACAAGTAGCGGTCATCTCGCCCGATGTTAGACATACGCAGCTTGCGCCCGTCCCGCTTCTCAGTGAATAGGTTAGCCATGAGGCGCTTGCAGTTCTCACCAAATCGTTCAATTTCTTCATATAAATCAACATCTTCCGCTGGTTCCTTGTTGGCAACCACCTTGTAAATGTCATCTACCAGTGAGTATATATTCATTCCTGATGCTCCACAAAACGACACTTACGTGTGTCTGGGTTGAAGTGTACGTACCTAACATTGAGTTTCTTTTGAGTGTCTGTACGTCCCTTTAGATTTGTTCCTCTGTATGATTTAATATCCAGAAACCGCACATCACCCTCAGGATCTACACAGATCATGTCTACAGGGCCAGTAGCACCCGCGTTGACAAACACTTCGTAGCCGTTGTCCCAAAGCCAAGTTACCGCATAAAATTCTGCAATGTCCCCTATCCTGTTACTGTCGGTTATCTTTTGCATCAGTGTGTCTCCGTCCATGTGTCTCCGACTTTGTACTCTCCGTCGAGGGGGCATCTGAGTTCAAAAGAAATGCCAGCCGCCTTGATGCACTCGACTGCGAGCCAGCCAAATTTCTCTGCTTGTTCAGTAGCCACCTCCGATTGTATTTCGTCATGTACGTTCCCCACAAACTTGTAGTCAATACCGTGCTGTGTAGCATAATCATTCAGCAGGATCAGCGCACGTTTCATAATGATAGCACCAGCCGCCTGCAGTAGAGTGTTTAATGCACTATGTTCTGATCTGACCCAGAGCTTTCTTCCATCAATTCCTCTGAGGTAACCCTTCCTAGACGCCTGTCCAACTCGCTCTCGTAGAGTTTCAAGAGCAGGTGTATTTCGTAGAAAGCGTGTCCTAAGTTTATTGCCATCTCGCGCAGATCCTCCGACGATGCTTCCAATTTTGGCGTCCCCTGCTCCGTAGAGGAAAGCGTAGATGAAAGTCTTTGCCTGAGGTCTTGTTGCAAGTCCTGCAGCAGTTTGATTTCTGGTGTGAATATCGTCTCTAAGCAAGACATTTGTAAACTCCTCGTCGCCCATGTAGTGAGCGAGCATCCGTAGTTCTAGACCGCTGGCATCGACACCGACCAGCTTCCGTCCTTCTGGTACAATCCAACAGTCACGACACTCCTTGCCAAACTCAGAGTTGACTGACGGAACCTGTGCCATGTTGGGGTTCTGGTGCGTCATGCGTCCTGTAACTGCACCGTTCGTTGTGACCCTACCGTGTACTCTGCCATCGTCCTGTACGTGTTCTATCCAAGAGTTTACCTGTGCGTAGCGCTTTTGCAGTAAGAGGTATTCCAAGACTTGTGCCGCTTCGGGTACATGGTTATTCTCTTTAAGCGTCTTTTCATCAACCATCGGTTTGCCTGTCGGAGTGAGTTCCGTCCATACAGCGCCCTTAGCTGACAGTCGTTCCGCAACCTGTTGGCGTGACCCAACATTGAATATAGTGACTTTATCCTTAAGTCGTTTACCTGTTTTTTCTGAGTATCGCTCCTCAACAATCGGCGGGAAAAGCGCCTGTAGATCACTTTCAATTTCATTCATGCGCTCCTTAAACTTGGCACACAAGATGTGACACAAGCGCTGATCTAGCAACCACCCGTTGCGCTCCTGCTCCTGTATGATCCACTGCACCTGATGCTCCAGATCAATGCTATCCTGAGAGAAGCCGTCGAGGTCAACCTGTAAGCGGTTGTACACTGCTTCGGTCAACTCAGCGTCACGGATGCAGTAGTCGATCATCTCTGGCGTCAGCCGTGACCAATCATCGTGATCGCCCTTCGGGAATCCTAGAGTGTTGCCCCAGTTCCTCAGAGAGTGTCCACCAGACCGACTAGGCTCTGCCAAACGAGACAGGATCAGAGTGTCAATGACCAGAGTCCGGTCAAAAGTAAAATCCCAAATACGCTCGACCACAGGCACATCAAAACCAGTTCCGTTGTGGAATACGAACGTACACCCCTCACGATCCGATACATACGATTTGAAGTCTTGCTCATTACAGATTACCTCCGATACTCCGTTGTGACGGCAGACAGCACACCAGATAGTAGTGGCGTCTAGTCCATCAGTTTCAATGTCACAGAAAACTAGATTCAAAACTCTGTCTCCGGCGGGTTAGGGTTGGCGCACTCATGGATGCGTCCAGTGTGCTTGTCGTACCGTAGCCAACATGCGGGTCCAGTTTCACCGGAGTAACGATTCTTTAGGATACGTACTGTGGTCGTATTCCGTATGTCTTCGTCTTGGTTCTGCTGGTCACGCTCCATGCCGATAACAATGTCGGACAGCTGTGCGATAGACTGTGACCCACGTAAGTCCTGTAGGCTGATTCTCCCACCGTCCTCATGTGCTGTGCCAGAGCTACGCCGCAGGTGTGACACAAGGAACAGGGTGATGCCTGTTTCTGCCACTAGTGTACGTAGCTTGGTCATGATCTCGTCTATAGCTTTCCGTTCGTCCCCGTTCTCTTGAGAAGAAACCACGATGGACAAGTGGTCGAGTATGACATATCGACAGTCACAGGCCTTTGCCATGTGCCGTACTCTTGAAAGAAGCTCATCGGCTGATGTTGACCCCCAATGGTCGAACAGGTAGTAACGTCCAGACCCCATCGTTGATTCCCAATGAGGTCTAAGCTCATCAACAGGCGAGTCTTCCTCCAAGTGGAGTCGCCTAGATGATGCCACCGACATAATTCCCAAAGCTGTCGTTGCGATGTCCTCCTCCAGTGCAAGTACACCGATGTTGGCGTCTGTGCGCTGAAGCAAATCGTACTCAAGTTCTCTGATAAACTGGGATTTTCCCATACCACTACCGCTTGTGATAGTGACAAGTTCGTAGGGCCTGTGTCCTCTTGTGATTTCATTTAGTCCGTCCCACGGGTACGGTGTGCTTTGTACCTGACGCTTACTAACCAGCGCCGCCCAAGTATCTGCACCAGCCACGATACCATCAGGGCGGTACACCTTTGCGTCCCACCAAGCCTGTGTAAACTCTTGCACCCTGTTAGCCATCAGCATTTCGCTGGCGTCCTTCATGGGCAGCTTACATATCTTTAGCTTGTTGGGGCTAAACAGATCCTTGATCTGCTCTACTGCTAGTTCTCCTGCCTTGTCTTGGTCAAAGCAAAGCACCACGTTATCGTAGCCTTCAAGCCACTCTAGCTGGGCCTTGATCTCCTTTGACGCACCACTAGCACCAGACCGGAGTGATACCACATCGTACTTCTGTCCAAACATCTCATAGACAGACATGGCATCCAGTTCACCCTCAGTGATCGTGACATACTTACCTGCGCCACGGCACTGCTTTTGACCAAACAAACCCACGTTAGACATACTGCCAGACGATAGGAAATCTTTGGTCTTGACTATGCGAGACTTAGCGGCTACTAGCTCACCCGTGTCTACGTCATAAAAAGGGTAGTAATGGCGAGCAATCGTACCGTCTGTTGCGTAGTCTACAGTGACCTGATACTTGCTCACGGTCTTCTGTGACAGACGCCTGTCGGTAATCTCTGACACCACACCGCCCATGTTGAGTTTGCTGGGTGTTGTCACCTCAGTTTCCTCTCCTGTTTCGCCGTTTACGTGATAGTCACAACCGGCAGAGAAACAGTGACGGCCACCGTTAGAGTAGACCGCCACATTGTTCCTACTACCGCACTTGGGACATTCCTCGTGGTGTAGGAATTTAGAGTCCATCAGAAGTCAACCATCTCCGGTGACACTTCTGCTTCCTCTAGCACTTTAACAGCCTCCAGATACGTAGGAGTACCGTGGACGGGGTGTGCTGGACCCGTCTTGTACTTCAGCCGCACACGGGAGTTATATGGAACCTCCCCGTTATACGTGTTGCCTTCAACATCGTACAGACCAATGGTGTACTTGGACTTAAACTTGCGTTGTTTATTGCCCTCGTAATCCTTGATCTTGACACCCTGTGACGCCAGTGTTGCCGCATCGTCCTCTGACATGGTGATTGTCAGTGAAAAAGCGCCAGTGTCTTGACCGTTGTACACATCGTGCTTGGTGACGTTGCTGAAGTTTACTACACCTTCGATAACTTGACTTGACATATGAGATAATCCTCGTTGTTGAAAAAGAGTTCCCGCAGGAACACCTATAGTATCTCACGTTCAGGGTCTTTTGTCAAACCCTTTTTACGTGAGCGGTACTTTTTGTCATCTTTCTTTCTGTCCTTGTGTGCGCCTCCCTTGTTGTAATCGTGTTTGGCTACAGGATTCCACCGTCCTCCTGTAGTAACTCCTGTAGTATTACTCATTGATTAATCCTTTAGTTAATTCTTTAGTAATCCTTAATACTACTTAAGATGTTATCATAGTTCTCCTGTAATTGCAACACCTCATCCTGTGATAAATTACCACTATCAGGTATTGACTCCATGTTCTCTAGTTCCCAATGGGTCGTAATAGAGACTGTCAGACAATCTGTACATAGGTCATAGTGCAGCCCGTTGGCATCCTTTTTCACTGTTTCTATATCATCTAAGATAACGTCACATGCTTTGCATCTCATCCGTTGTCCTCCGGTCCAAATACCTGTGAGTAGGCCTTGCATAGCTCGTTGTAGCTTTTTGCCCTGTAGCGTTCCCTGATAACACCACGGGCCATAGCGACTACCGTAGCAAAGTCAATAAAGTTAAACTCAAACTCTGTCAGGTCTTGTATCATCTGCTCCTGTGACAGATCAGGCTCGTTGTAGTTATACATTTACAGATCCTCCTGTTTCGGTACTGTGTCCGTCCAGTGAAAGGTTAGGGCT